GGGGCTTTAATCTGCGCCTCGTAGTGCTTTTTTCCTTCAGTAATCTGCCGAAGGTTGTTTTCCGTCTGGTTGATGGCCATCAGGATGTCGGCTTGGGCGTCAGTGTCGCCGTTTGCCACCGCTTCGCGAAGATTTTCCTTTAAAATCTCCTTATTGCGGCCTTCCGTCTCAATTGCGGTGTTTAACATCCGCAAATCGCTGTCTGCCTTGTCGTTTGTAGCTACACGAGCCTGCTGTTCGGCACGTTGACGGGCAGCTTTCTCGGCTTCAAGCTCACGGCGAAGGGCTTCAATGCCATCATCGACCGTAATTTCGGGTTTTGTCTTGATAACAGGCTCTTCTGGAGCCTCCACGATGACAATGTCGTCCTCTGGGGCTGTTTCCAGCTCCAATTCTACCTGATTGTCTTCCATTTTTATCTCCTTACCACACTGAATCTGGGTGCTTTACGCGTCCACGGATCACAACATCGTCCATGAGACGGCAAGGCTGGCCATTAATGGCAACAGACCAACCATCAGATGGGCGAAACACAACCCAATCGCCTACATTGACGTCCGCATCCTTAAACCAACGACCGGTTTCGTCTTCAAAGGCAGACGGCCCCTTCTTCACAACAAGGCCAACCTTGCCCTGATACTTGTCTTGCTCAGTCGTTTCGTCCGCCAAAATGATGCCGGACTTGGTTTTGTTGGGACGAATGTAGATTGCGACGAGGATGTTGTTGTTAAACACTTCGACTTCGTTGAGATCGCCGAGGCTGGCCAACAAATCTTCCTTAAAATTGTCAGCATGTGTCATCTTCATAGGAGGCATTAGAATTTCTCCGCACTGGTTTGAGCGATATCAAACATTTCCTGAACCGCGTGGAAGGCCTGAACCATGCCCACGTATTTTTGGTATGTTGCATAATCGGCCACGTACCCCGTGGAGATGTAGCTAACGATCTTCTTCTCTTCTTCGTCGATTAACTTTCGCAATTCGTTTGCGAATTTCGCTGCTGTAGTTTGCATATTGCCCTCTTTAACCCCTTGTAATGATAGACCGGACGCCCCAAGGGGCTGGAAAGGCGTCCGGTCCTCTCTCATCCGGGCGGTTGCGAACCCCGCCCAGAGAAACTTATTTGCCGCGTGGCTTTAGGCCGTAGGCTTCGATCTTTTCGAGCCGTGCATTCCCGCCGCCTGCGCCGCTATCAATCGGATAGCCGGTACGGCCACCAGACTTGCGAGGCATTGGGTAACCCATAGGCTGCTGCATAGGCTGGCCCATCATTGGCTGCTGCTGCATCATTGGCTGCATGCCACCGGCATTACCCAACGAACCACCGACCATCTTGCCGGTACGACCACCGGTAGCACGGGGCATCTGCGGAGGCATCTGCGGAGGCATCTGAGGAGCGCCGCCTGCCATCTGCGGAGGTGGAACAGGAACGCCCATAGGAGGCTTTGGTGGCATCACAGGAGCATTAGGCATGTTGGCTTGATCCTGACCGCCGCGAGGTGCCATCACGATGTTGATCGTGGTGGTGCCCTTGGTACGGCCACCCTTGGCATGCTGAGCGCGGCCACCCTTTGCATAGATCATGTTAGGATCGGTGTTGCCGTAATAATCGCCGATATCGCTCAAAGCGGCACCCAAAGCTTTTTCACGGCGATCTGGGGAGAACACACTTTGCGTTGGAGCAGCGCCTGTATTAGGTGTCCCACCGACACGAACAGGGGCATTCATTGCCGCACGTTGCGCGGGGTCCATCATGCCTTGGCTCATCATCCCCGTATCTGGAGTGCTGCGCATGATAGATGGCGAGGCTGCCGAACGGAGAGGAACGGCGGCTGGCATAACGCCACGGCTTGGACCCTGCGCTGCCAATGCAGCCTGACGATCCTGCGGTTTCATTGCAGCAATTTGATCAGGAGTTGCCTTATCAAGATCACTCCAACCCGTCAGAAAGTTATAGTTTGCCATTGGCATTACGGTATCGCTGACATCGCGGCCACCACCGGCACGAGCCTTGCGACCGCCGACAGCTCCGGGGTTCTTCTGTTTGGAGTTGCCAGAGAAGATGCCACCGCCGGAATACTTGCCGGTACGGGCCTCAGGCTTGACCATGCGCTTGATCAGCGCCTTGTCTTCGGCGACGTCTGGGTGCTTGATCTTGCCGCCCTTCTTTTTGCCCTGCGTGGTAAGGTTTGTGTCGGGCATAAAGTTGTGCTTGTCTTCAGCGCCGTGATAGATCGGTGCGCCTGTTGCTGGTAGGCCACGACCCGGCATGCCACGAGGCTGCTCTGGGTTTTTGTTTAGATAGTCAGCAATTGCATCACCGCCATCGGCCCTCTTGGTCCGGCCACCCTTCTTCATAGCGCCAGAAGCCTTGCCCATGGCCTTGTTTTGATCGGAAACAGGATTGTTGCCAATCATGCCGCCGCCAAACTTATTGGTGCGACCGCCCTTCTTGAACGCGCCCTCATGCTTGATGCCTTCACGGACATCATTAGCCATGCGCACGTCGCGGTTGATCAGGTTGTCGGGGGTCAGCGCACGGCCACCGGCCTTGCGGGGCTTGCGGTCGGCGCGTTTCATGGCGTCTGCGCCGATGACTTTGCCACCCTTCTTGTACAGGCGCTTTGTAAGCGGACGTGCGCCGGTCTTCACACCTGCATTTTCAGGAGCCGATGGCGTCCACGTCGAGCTATCGACCTTTTGCTGTGGGTCGTTCTTGGTAAGGCGCTGGGCCTTCGACCGGCCACGGTCGTCTTTCTTGTATTCTTCCATAGTAACGTACTCCAAAGTTGTTAGCGGCGTCCCGCTTTGCTGCCAGTGGGTTGATAGTTTGACGCAGGCAACTTTGCGCCAAATTTCGAGATCACATGATCTGTCATCTGAGAGCCGACTGTGCGTCGGTAAACCTTGCCACCTTTCTTGAATGGCTGTTCAACCCATTGAAATGTACCATCTGGCATCTGCTTCTGTACCATATGTGTCTTACCACCGCCGTTGCCATTGGTGGGCCTAGTTTGGTTCTGCATTCCCATTAAATCATATTGAGCATGAGTAAACGCATCGGAAGGCGACATACCTTGATCGACATACTGCTTTTGTTGCCGATCAAGAATTTGCTGCTGGCTCTGGCCAAAGATGCCTGCAACATTATTCACAAGGCCCGATATAGGGTTGCTTGGCTCGTATGTCGATGGATTGATCGGCGGCAATGGCACGTTGGCAGGCGGTGCTGCTGCTATCGGGGTAGTAGTTGGGGTAGGCGCAGGGGGGTTAACCGCTACCGGGGTAGCAGTTGCGGTCGCAGGCGTCGGCGTATACGGGGCGGCAGGCTGCACCATTGGCACAGCTCCAGTTGCGGGTGTTCCGCCAAGATGTGTTGCGTCATCCGCAGTGGGCGTTGGCGTGTGCGGGAATGCTGGCTGGGTGATATCTTTTGGCTGTGCGGCAGCCAAAATCGATTCAAGGGGCGTTCCTGTTGCGGATGTAATAGGATTATTGTTGTCTGCCGTCGAAGGCGTTGGCGTATGCGGTGCCATTGGTTGCGTCGAAGAATCACCGCCGTAAAACGCGCCAGCTTGTGGCGGTTGCTGTCCAAAAGTTGTTGTCGCGCCAGTAGGACCAAACGCATTGATCAGAGCCGCCGTAGCGGCGCTTGCAGCACTTGGAGGCGCTTCGGCAGCAGTTGCCTGCGCGTTGGTCACGCCATTGTTGAGCACCGACATACGTTCGGCTTGAGCTTGCCGAGTTGCGGCGACATCGGCAGCGGACTTGTTAACCGCAGCCTCGTTTTCGCCTGAATGGAACCCAGCCCAGCTTGGGATCGGGCCTTGGCTGGCAAGCTTTTCAGCTTCGGACGGTGGAGCGCCCCGATCTTCAACGCTTGCTTCGGGAGCCGACTGCTCTGATTCGCCGCGACCGACAGCGTTTAGTGATTCGTGCTCGGTTGGGCCGCCATCATCAAACGCGTCACGGTGATGCCAAATACTGCCCTCTACCTTGCCACCCTTTTTATATGCACGGCGCACCGACCCGCCAGTGGATTCATGTTCTGGTTTTTTACCGTATCTTTGAATAGCAGGGGTATCAGCAGTAATATTTACTGGTCGAACATAAGACCCAGAGCGGACATCACCTAATCCAGATGCACCTTGCTGAGTTCCATGCCAAGAAGCGGCACGTTCATCGCCTTTTCCTGCCATTTTAAAAATTTCATCAACTGCTTGCGAATGATTTAATTCGCCTTGTGCATAGCGTTGCCAAATATCACGAGCCGCTTTTTGCATTTTTGGGCCTTTGTCACTAAACAAAGTACGGACACGCTCCCACGTTACAGATTGCATTTCAGAAGGATGAACGCCTCGTGCCCAAGCTGCCTTGCGAACTGATTCTGCATGAATAGGATAATCGCCAATTGCTCCTGTAGAACCTGTTTTCTTTGGCGAATCTTCTTTAACCCAAGGCTCGTTTACACGTTCAAGATAAGCCTTGCCTTTTTTATCAGGGGACGTGCCAAAATTACGATGTACAGCTTTAGCCGCTGATCCATGAGGCAACAAATCACCTGCGGCAACAGCATGCGTATCAATAACGACGCCATTTGGATCATGTGGATTGGTAATCACATTGTAAAATTCACGAACTTTGTGATTGTTACCAATTTGTTGATTAATGTTTTCAAGGCTTGGATTATGCCAAATGCTGATAGCTTTTTGAATTGGAAGATAAGAATTCCACGAGGATGTATCGGGGGCCGACCCAGATTTGTTCATCATAGTCCCAATAAACTGACCGGTAGGGCTTACAGCATTATATTCAGTTGGGTTATGCGCCTCATCAAACGCACGGGACCACATTGCAGCACGAGCCTCGCCATGCGGTCCTGCAAGAACTTCACGCAAAGTTTTTCCTTGGATGTCCGACCACTTGTGCGGCCCTGTTTCCTTTGTTCCCTTCATCTGTGGCAAACCTTTGCCGCCAGATCCGCCATTTTTAATCACATCTGACATGCCGTTTGTCCACGGCGTATCAAGATGGTGGTGCAAAATATCCATTAACCGTTCGGCCTGCGTAACATTTTTGTCCCAAGGGTTTTGGGGCGACAATACAGCCATAATTCCATGCGCTGCACGAGGCATAATGTCGTGTTCATCTGCGTATGCATTACCAAGAGCGTGTGCCGCACGATACCAAAACCGACTTGTTTGCCGTTGTGCAGGTGGCGTTCGATCCCAAATTTCTAAAAGATTTTTGGTTTGGAAATCTGTTGCTCTTTTAATGGCTTCTTCGCCATCAACAACATTATATCCAGAAGCGGGATGATTGCGCCACATGCGAAGTGCGCTTGCTTCAAGGTTTTTCCTTGAATGCTGCTCTGGAGATATGTCTTGTCGTGCCTCACCCTCTTTAGGTGGGCCTTTATAGGCGGAGACGGTCTTCGGCATAAGAGCGGAAACCGTATTGGGGTTAGGTTGCCCCGGCGCTAACGTATCGCCAAAGTTTACTTCGCCTTTGTATCCGCCGCCTTGGCGGTGTGCTTCTTCGAGGAGTTCTCCAAGTCGAGCTTCCGCTTTGGTACGAAGAGAATCGTAGGCTTCCGATGTGGATGCTCGGGATGGTTCGCTGGTCGATGACCCAGATATGCCATAATTTGTCCCATGTTCTGGAAATGAAATATTGGTAGGATAAGAGGACACATCATATTGCCCCTTAAGGTGTTTGTCTATGGCTTTTGCATGTTCAACGGTATCATCACCACCAGACCCGGCCATGATGTCCATGGTTCCACGGCCTAGATCGGTCGAATGGCCTTGGGCAAGACCTTGCGCATGCAAGCTCTTATAAACCTCGTGGGCATGCTCCGGCGAAACATCAGCAGGCATGTGAACGCGCACCACACCAGCAGGGAAACTGCCTTCAAATGGATGCGCATGGGCACCCATCATGGAATCCTGACGGAATAGGTGGCCCAAGCTATTTAAAGCTGGCCCAATGTGATCGGGATTATAGGGGTGAAAAGTGTAATTTGGGTTGCTGTCGCCTTCAAACCCGCCAAGGCCGGGGCGCACTTCGCCGGTATAGCCGGTTGCGCGTTGCCAAGGACTGATAAACTCGCCGATCATCTTGTTGGAAACAGCCTGTTTGGCCTGAGGATGCAACTGCTCCCATGACGCCTTTTGCTTGGGGTCATATGTCTTGCCGGGCGCAACCTCGAAGAAGCCGGACGGTGCCTGCTGCTGGGTTGCGGGTGCTGGCTTTACAGGGGCAACCATTGCGGGGTCTGTTACTGCCCCCTTTGTGGCGTATCCTTCTACGTCGCCGCCCTCGGCCTTGGTGATGTCTAAGTTTGATAACCCACGTTCAATTTTATCAGACATGGCTTTTAAAGCATTTAGCTTATGACCCATTGCATTACGGGCATGAAGCATAACTGGCAAATGTGGCTTACCCGTTTGCTTTGCAGCAGCCAAGCGATGATGACCATTTGAAAGCATAACACTAGGATCATGCTCATCATTATTTCTGTTATAGCGAAATGCTGTGGCTTCAACAGGTTCGGAAAAATCCATATTACGAGCAACATCGTCACTTACACGATGCGTTTCACCCGCCATACCAGAATGATCTATGGCATGAGTCGGAAGGTATTTTATCTGAGGAATTGACCCATTGTATTTTTGATTTGGTTCAAACTCATCCCGCCTTGGATCACCGACAGGGATCGCATCCCGCCCACCTGCCGCACGGTGTAACCCACGGATTACATGTACTGACTGTACCAGCTTGCGGAGCGCGTCATCCATTTTGCTTGCCCTGTGTAATTGATGGGATCACGTTGCCCAGTAGCTGGTGGACGGCGGGGTCGCTCTCGGGATGCACAGCGATATTCTGCGCCAGATCGATCATCTGGATGCGTTCTTTTGCCAGCATGTCTTCCTGCTTCAGCGCTGCAGTAATCTTGTCGTTCTGTGCCTTCTGGGCCAGCTCGGCAGCCTTGATCTTGACTTCCGCCATCTTAGCATCGGCCAACTTTTCCTTGATGATCAGGTCGATGCCATCGACTTGTTTTTCGTGGTCAGACGGAGCCACAACGCCACCCTGCGTGAACGTCTTATGCGCCTCAAGGCCTGCCTTGTTGTTGTCCATGTGAAGCTGAGCGCCGTCAAGGGCAACTTTGCCCTTTGCAAGCATGAGGCGCGTATCAGCATCCTGCTTCTTGATTTGGATCTCAGCCATCTTGGCCTGCGCCTCTGGATTGCTTTGCTGGCCCATAGCCTCTGGGGGCACCATGAACTGCTCTGGATTAGACCAGCCGATGGCCTGCAGAGCCATGCGGTCTACAGCAATCGGGTCGTATAGAGCCGGATTGGCACCCTGCAACTGCTTCAGGGCCATAACTTTCATCAGACGCTGGGTCTGGCTGGCCGTGTTGGGGTCGGCCTGCGGTACGAGGTCCACCTGATTGATGGCGCGGAGGAAAGTTTCCTCGTCCCACTGACGGGCCGGGCGCTTGTTTTGCTGCCAAAACGAATCAGGGTTCTCGCGGAAGCAGCGGACCAGCAGCTCGAACTCTTCCGACTGCGCGGTATGCATGCGCTTGTGAACGGCGTTCAAAACCTTGGTTGCCTGATCGATCAGCGCAATCGTGGTGCCCACCGGCGCATCTTGCTTGCCCTCGCCGACAGCCTGCTCGGCGGTGCCGCCGACACGCATACCAGTCTGGTTGATATTCTCGACGAGCGACATCAGGCCGGGGCCGACATCCTTGTAGGGAAGCGGCATAACGGCGTCCGAGATCGGAGCGCCGCCGGTCTTGATCAGGGCACCACCGCCGGGAGGGATGCGGAAGATGTTGGTATTCTGCCGCGCACCTGCATCGGAATACAGGAAGCCGGGGAAGTTGGCGTACATGCCAGCATCGAGCATTTCGCGCCATGCTGCGGTCAAAGCATTGGTCGTGTTGCCTAGGATGTGCAGGAGACCCAGATCATAAAACCCCAGCCCCGGTATGAAGGTATACTTAACAAACGTCTGCCGAGGCTCCGGCAAATCCTTCGTATCTTCATCATAATTCCTGACAATGCTTAAAATTTCACGCGACGAGACGTCAATGGTCACGCGGTAAGGTATCTCCAGACCGGTTTGCTTGCCGTTGCGGCGATGCTCAAAGGCTGCGATTTCCAATTCGCAATAGCACTCGTAGATTTCGCGGTCACGATCCTCGGGATCGTTCTCGTTCTCGCTGATGCCCTGCTGCGCCTTCTTCTCGCGCTGCGCCGCGTCGAGCTTGGCCTGCTTTGCGTTCGACAGTTCCACATCGCTATAAACGCCAAGGATTTGCATCCGCTTGACGGTCGATGGCTTCATGTAGATGCGNTGGGTTACGCGTGTCGAGTTGTAGAGGTCGGTGGCGCTNTTGTTGACGATGAGGTCGTCGGCGTCGATGCTTTCGCTAACTGGACGGTTGCGAAGGGGACAGAAATATACCTTCTTGAACGCCGTCCCGCCAAAGCCCAACATGAGGAGCATTCGGTCGGTATCAGGGTAATACTCTCGGGCAGTGGCCGTGAGGTAATGGTTGAGGTCGTTCTCAAGGTCATTGGCCAACTCGTCGGAAGAATCGTTCGCGTTGTTGTTGTCCTCACGGATTTTTACGGGGCCATCCGTAGGCAATAGCTCCGACCGGGCATTGGCTTGAAAGCGTAGCACCGCCTCGAGCAGGAGCGGGTGCCGAACGCGGGACATACCCTCAACGGGCGCTCCGTCAGCGGCTCCGGCGAGGCCCGGAATTTCAACCTTAAGGCCCAGAAGCTTAATGCCCTGAGCGCGGTCCTCGATCCATTCTTGACGCGACTTAAGATCACCCTCGATACCCTTCATCAGTTCTTCGGCGATGCGGGTCAGCTCGTCCTTCGAGATATCCTCGACGATGTTATCGAACCAGCCTTCTCGCGTTGGCTTCTCAGCCTTCTCTAGCGGCGACCCGTCCATCGTAAACTCAATCGATCCGTCGGGAAGCTGGATGGACATGATGTTGCCATGCTCGTCCATCTCCGTGGTCGGCGCGTCTTCCTGAATTTCAATCTCAAAGTCTTCCATGTTCGTCCTATGCCGCGATGGCTACTGGAGTGCCGCCTTCGGGGGCGGTGGGCAGGTTTGATGGTGGAATGACGGCAGGATGGCAGCCCATCAGCTTATACATTTCCATGTATGAGGAGGCTGTGTCCGCGCTGTTGAACTTCTCGGCGTCAATAGTTTGACAGGTCCACCGGTGAGACTTCATGCCTTCGCCCTTGATCTCGCGGTTTCTGGCAATCCAGACATCCTTTTGCACCTTCAGCCCGTA